GTGCCGCCTTCAATTGAGAGCGACGCTTCAGAACAGGGTTGCCCGTGCTTTCTGATTTGATCCGCACAATAGGATCAGCATCAGTGCCAACACGAGTAATCGTGCCGCCACTTGGCCCCTTGACTGATGCACGCTTGCCACCGCTGCCGGTAACAACGCCAAAGGTCCGCTTGCCCTGGTAAACCCAGCTAACGCGAGAACCTTTCTTCACTTTTTCTTGCCTCCTTTTTTCTTCTTTTTAGAAGCAGTCGTCTGGGGCTTTTTAGGTCCGGAATAGCTAGGCATCAGGATTCCTCCTTAACTTCTGTTTTCTTGGCCACAGCTTTTTTGGCTGCGGGTTTTGACTTTTTCTCTTCGCCCGAAAGCGTGAGTTGAAATCTGCTATGAAGCTTTGCCACTGGGGTAACGGCGCTTGAGCTGATCCAAGGTTAACTCTGAACCGTCTTCACTGACAAATTTGCGTATTGCCTTTGTCGGCCCGTACTTTCGCGCTAAGCGGTTGAAGTATGGAACTTTCTCAGGACCAAGAACATCAGCCTTTACAGCTTTGCTTTGATTGCTCAGCCATTGACCATAAGTTTGATTAGCAGGCACCAAGCCATCAGAGCTTCTGCGCTTGCCAGGCTTTGGCGGCGGGATGTTCAGCCCTTTGTAATCAATTAACGGGACAGTCGTCGATCTGCAGTTGAAGTGCTGCGGTGGTGTTGGCCCTTTGCCGTAGTCAAACTCCTGACCGTCTAACGCCTGACAGATTGCTGATGTCCGGCTGTCCAACGTCGCGACATAGCGGTAACGCTTGGTCACATCTTGATTGGCTTCATACACCTGTTGGCTTGATGCGTTTGCCACTTGGTTAATGCTGGTACGCACCATTGCCATTACTTGGTGATTGGCCACGGCTGTCACTTCACCGCCAGCCTGCGCCATCTGCCGCAAACTTCCCGGCTGACCAAACCGCAGACGACCCTTCAAACGACGCGCCAGCTTGTCTGTCGATTCACCTGTCAACAATCCATTCCGCACTGTTTTTGCGAAAAGATCAGCCTGTGATTCAGCCAAACCACGGAACGACTTTTCCAGCACCTTGCCATTTGGCAACGTAATTGTTGTGCCTTGCGCTGCTGTCAATTGAAACGTTGCAGGTGCCCCAGTTACGGCAGCCTGTAAGTCATCACTGAGCGAAACAACATTCAGTGCAGTTGGATCCACCGTTGCAACGGACTGCGCAAACTGCGGACTTATCTGCACACTGCGAATCTGATTACGCAGCTCAATTGGCAACGCCTTACGTAACTGCTCTTCTACAAACTCAGACTGCAAAAGCGTTAACCCCTGCAGCTCTTTAACGGCCAGAATTGTGCTCGATCCGGCCCATCCATTTAGCGATTCTTTTAGTTGCGCGAGAATGGTCCTAAGCCGTGCAGCCTTGCTAGGTGCAGACAACTCATCAATCCCACGCAACTGATCAACAGCGTCCAAGACAAGATCGTTGTATGTGCGAGCGATGCGCTTCGCGACACTATTGCTAAATCGATTGAGGTCGATGGCATTGCGATACAACTCTGCAGGTGTACTCATTTTTCATAGATGCCAAGGGCTTGAGCTTCTTCGATGCAAACAACAGACGCATCAGCGCCAAGCCTTAAAGCGTTATCCAAGATTGACGTAAATTCCGCCACGACATCTTTGTCATAAGTCGCAATACTGCTTTCGGTTACAGCGCAAACTTTGCCGTCCAGATACCAGGTCAGTCTGATGACCGCGAAATACTGATTTGCAAGCCTGTCATGCGAGTAAAAAAAGTCACGACTTGATGGTTGTTCTGCTTTTGGTCCGCGCAAATCATCAAGCCAACCCATTGTCTACCTCCGGCTCTCCTTCAGGCATTGTGACTTCCTGCTCAGGAACTGGCTGCGGTGTTTCGAGTAATCCGCCTGCCTGCGTTGCTTCCAGTTCTGCTTCTACATCAAAATCATCACCAAGCACTTCGCCCGCTTCTAGTTGCAACAGCAGCGTCTCTTGTGTCACCGTGCCAGCGGTGTAAAGCTGCAGCAACGCTTGAATCTCTTGTGGCTCAAGTCTTGCACCCATAAAATCACGATTGACAAGGCTGCTACCAGCCTGTGACTCCTGCAGGTAGTCAGCGTGAAAGCGCAGGCAGTTGTCGATTAAGTCTTGCATTTGCTGCGCCACTACCATCATCGTGCTGTCACCTTGACTGCGGTCAATCCGCTTTGACTCGGCAGTTTCTGCGCTGAGCTTTGCACCCATCACAGCAGCTAATCCAAGCTCGTTTATCTGTGACGCAATCTGATCAAGCCTGCGAAACTGTGCGTCGTAGCTGTTGCCAGCAGGTTCGATATAGCTCGCAGACGCGCCTTCAGGCAGTGCTAAAGCTTCACATGGCCCTGCGCTAATTTCTTCTGCTGCTGCAGGGAAGCCAAACAACGCAAGCATCGGCACTGCGCTGATGTGCAATTGATTCCCAAGATCTGACTGCACTTGATAATGCTGCAGATTTAGCTCGGCAATATCAGCCAACGGCGGAAACGATTCCAGAACACCAGTCCGGTTGGAGTAAGCAACGCTAAACGGGATCTCGCTCAAACTTGTTGTGCCCTCATCAACAACACGGAAGTCGCCTTTTTGATCTTTTTGAAAGATCTCAAATGCTCCAGGGGTCAAGACGCGTACTTGTTCGACCTGTTTTTCGCCGTACAAACCATCTGGAACAATCACCTTTTCAAATAAACGAAGCTGAGTAAATTTTTGCTTGCCATCCTCTATTTCAACTCTCCAGCCGAGTATGTCGCGAGGGCTGTAAGTGACGTAGTAAGGACGGCCATTCTCGCCAGAGGCAGGCGCATCAACAAGAACGCCTACATGCCCATACCTGATACAAATTCGGGAAGTGTTGTAAAGCCATGTCTGCAAGTCATTCCCCTGCAAATCAACATCAAACAATTGTTCGCGGATTTGATCAGAAACATCGTCAAGCCTGACCGGTTTACGTGTCAACATGCCAGCCAACATGCGCTCTAATCTGACGTAATAAGGCGCAAGAACTGAGCGTTGTAGCCTGTTGTCATAAGCTTCATCTAATTCTCTAGGCTCCTGCGGTAAAAACTTGCGGTGGCCTTTTCTGATTTTGTATGTGCCGCCAAGTAAATGTTCAATCAATCCCCAATGCGGTTCCTGATTAACCCAAGCTGTCGATGGGTCATTTACTTGAGTGACGCTGCCGACTCGTTGGCGACCACCAGAAAAGCCTGAATACACAGTTAAGTCCCGCCCAATGCCGTCAGTTTAGTAAAGCCTGATGCCAGTGCCTCGGCCAGCGCGAGCATGAATCATGCTGAAATCGCGGTAGACAAGATAACCAAGAGCGTCATTCATGTGATCATACCCCGCATCTTTGTCTGGGTCTCCTGCTTCTGTGTACGACTGAAGCTCTAAACATTCAATTGTTCGTTTGCAATTTGCGGCGACCTGCAACCTGACTTCGCCCTTTCCGTTTTCCAACAGAGCTTGTACAGAAGCCACCCGATCACGTACGGGAGGGTTGGCTTTTGGCGATTGATTGCTAAATCCGTAGGACTCCAAGATTTGGATATCTGTGCGTGAGGCATTCGTGCTTCTGTTACCGCCAGATGCGTCAGGGTAGACGTATACCTGGCGTCCATCAGCACGGCGTTGTATTTCTTGTGCCATAGCGTCGGTGTCATGCGCACCGCTGATCTCGTCGATCAGGAGAAGGTTGTTCCCAAGACGGCAACCAATGACTGCTGACATGTTCCCGATATTGAAGTCAACGCCGACGCGTAGAGGCTCGTTGCTGACATCAGGAATATGAGTGATTACATGCTTGGCGCGATCAAAACGGTCATAAACCTGACCTGTTGTCAGATTCGTAAATTCTCCAAGCAAATACGCCTTTAACAGGCTGGGATCGTAGTTTGCTTCGAGACGTTCGATGAAGTCTTTCGGGAGGTGGGGATTATCCACCGATCGCATTTTAATCAGTTTCCGATCAGGACGCTGTTGTGCTTCCTCTGTGCCAAACGTGTTCCACATCCAACGGAAGCCTTCAGGCGTTGATGCAGCCGCAAACTGTCGCACGTTGCCAGCACGCAAGCGACCAAGGATTTTTGGGAATGCTTTCTCTGCAATCGATGGCGTGACCGTATCAATTTCGTCAGCAAGCACCCAGGCAAGGTTCAAGCCAATGATGCGTGACCAGTTTTCGAAACTGCGACACAAGATCTTCGTGTCACCGCCTGGAAGGTGTAATACATATTCAGGCAGTGGAGAAGCTCTGAAGGTGTATGGAATTTGGTATGACTCGAGAAAACTTTCAAAGTCATTCATCCAGATGTCACGAATCAATGGACCTGTTGGTTCCATCACACAACCCATGAAACCTTGATTTAATACTGCAAGAACAACAGCCTTTGCAGCCAACGATCGCGTTTTACCCGCTCCATACCCAGCCGATAGTCCAATGATTTCAGTTGTTTGATCTTCTACAAAGGCAAGCTGACCAGGGTGTAAATCTGATTTTATTTGGTGAACTAGTTTTTGGACATCTAATTCTGAACTGTTTTCACCAATCTTGTGTAAAACATGGCCTGAAGGTATCGCTGACAATACGCCCATCAATCGTAAATCCGAGCAAGTTTTGCCGCTGTGTTGATGCAACCCAATGCGGTTTGCAAGTTCGATTGTTCCATTGCCTTTTTTTGTATAACTGAAAGTTGCGACAAAAGTACAGCGGTAAAAGCTTGGCGATCGAGATTGTAATCCTCTTCCAATTCTTTACGCGCCTCTGCGATGTACTCATCTATGCGTCGTTTTGCAAGCCCCCACTCTTGAGCGCCATACTGCACTAAATCTTGACGTGTTGCTCCATTCGCAAGCATCCGCGTCACGCGTGCTAAACGGAATTGCTTTTCTACAGCCGTGCAACGAGGTTGAGCCATGTATTTACTGTAGTGAGGCGAATGAATCGAGCGCATACCAGACGTGGCTATTGCGGTAGCCGCCTTGGTGGGTTGGGACGATTGGTGTCACACCGTGCATGTTTCTCCACGCTGGATACACAAGCATCGAACCATCAATTTGGTCAAACGTTGCGCCGTAGTCCGGGACATGCAAGTTCCCCCCAGTGCTGTTGCGCCTTTTTGTAATGATGATATTGATTCCACCTTTGACATTTGCGTGATCTTGGTGGATAGGAGCTGCGCCGTTGCAATTGGTGATGGTACTAGTGAAATTTTCAGAGAACCGCCATTTTTCTGGGACACGAGATCGCACCTTGCTGCTGTGCAATTTTGTGATTTCAGGCGCAAGTTCTTTTACCAAACTGAAAGCAACTAGACCTGCTTTGTGCATAGCCTTGACGAAAGTCCTTGCTGTTTTACTGGCGTGAACAGAAGAACGGGTGCCGTATGCGCGTCGCATGTGCGGTTTAGGTGGGACGCTGCCAAGGATGGCTGAATACTGTGAAATAACTAAGTAACGCTTTTTGCCATCTGCTGATGGAGGGAGCGGGCGCTTGCGGTCCATCATTGTTTTAGGCACACGCGTCGAATTGACTTCCTTGTCAGCAATATTGATCAAGTTACGCAAATCATTTGGCAACGTTTTCAGAAACAAGCCAACTTGAGTTCCATCAGGATCAACAAGTATGCAGGAATCTGTGATGTTTGGTTGCAATGCTGGGCAAGTGTCACCAATTTTCAGCTTTGGCTCTTTTGGTTGCAGTGTTAACACTGGCAAATTCATTTGACTATGCGATTTAGGGACTTGGCAAATCCAGGAATATCAAGTTTGCAATCAACGCGATTTTTTTTCTTGATGAGTTTTGTCCACGGTGCCCATTCAGCAGCGAGCCCAGCGGCTGCCTGATGGTCGCGTTGCTGTTTATACAGGGACTGCAAGCCTCCAGCATTTGTTCCGACACCAGGGCAGTTAAACCAACTGCAGGTATCAAACATGATCCCGTCGCTGTGTTGTATGGCTTGCATGCAGAAGTCCCGATCCTCTTTCAGGTTCAGTCGTTTGCGGTACTGCCAGTTGATTTTAGGAACGTAAAGCAAAGTGCAAACCTCAGCAGTCTTGCGATTGACAGCAAACCGTTTTTTCGACGTGCTGTAAGACCAAGCGTATTGACAATAGTTAATCCCGTTTATTGGGAACTTGTATTCCTCGACTTTGGCGTGAAAGTCTGTAAGGACTTGTGCTGTGCTTTTGATGGTCTTGCCAGCCTTTGCCGTGCCAAAACCATTGACGTCATCGTCTACCATCCAAAACCATTTTAAGCCCAGTTCACGAGCTGTTTCCAGCATGTAGTTGCGGACAAATGCAATGCCCTGGTCATTGGCTGGTAAGGGGTGCAGATTTGGCACTCCAGCCGCTTGATACGCGGGTTGTTCTTGTGGCTCAACAAAGTGAGTGACGTGATGACCTGCATCCTGCAACAGTTTGTAGGTTGCTGTCTTAGTCCTGGCCTTGCTGGGAATAAAAACTTGCATTAGCCAGCCAAGGCTTCAATAAGTTTCATCCCGACGTAATCACCTCGTTTGCGAGCTGCGTCTACAAGTGCTTTTGCCTCTTCATAATCTTCAGGGCGAAACTCAATCTGGATGGCCTTCATGACACCATCAGCCAGCTCTGCTGTGGGGTCATCGTCCAAGTCATCAAGGGCAGACAAGTCAATGTCATCGCCAAAGGTAGGCAGGTCATCACCCCAGCCCAACAGGGACAGGTCAAAACCAGCTTCACCCAATGCTTTCAATTCGGCCTGCAAAACATCGTCGTCCCAAGTGCTGTTGAGTGCCAATTGGTTGTCAGCGATGACATAAGCACGCCTTTGCGCCTCTGTCAGGTGCCCTAGCTCAATAGTTGGCACGATGGCAAGACCCATTAGTTCAGCAGCCATCAATCGGCCATGGCCTGCGATTACGTTGCTGTCTGCGTCAATAAGAATTGGGTTGGTGAATCCAAATTCTTTAATGGATCGGACTAGTCGGTCTAGCTGTGATTCTGAATGTTGGCGTGGATTGTTTTCATATGGCTTTAGCTCTGCTGTTTTTCGTTGGATTATGTTTTCTGAAACGATTGCCACTGCTTGAAAAAAACACTTGCAAAAATGATAACTGCTTATGTCAACCTGCAGAATTTGCTTTTAACCAGTATTCAGTCAAGCGAATAATTTTCGGCTGAACAAGATGATGGCTGCTCACTATCGATCTGAACTCTCCGACCGTGACCATAAGACTGCCATCTTCGAGGGAACGGATTTTGGCTACGGGCGTAAGCCTCTTTGAGTCGTTGCTCATAGCAGAAAAAGGCTCGGAGTTCATTTCGTTGTTTTTGTTGCCTGAGTTGATCATCCACAGATTAGTCCTCTTTGTCTTTTGAACGAACAGTAACGGTGTAACCGCTTTCGGTAGCAATTTTCTTGAGACTTTCTAGTTCGTCATTGTCGTAGGCCCAATCTTCCCACTCATGTGTGGAACCGCTGTAAGCGTTGACGGTGTAATGGGGTTCAACTGGCGCAAGTTTAAGCAGGTTTGACGCTTCAAGCTGGTCTTGCATTCTTTCAAATCTTTCAAAAAGATTGAGCATTGCGTGGTGATTGTCCATAAATCAGATAGCAGGCAAAGCGGGAAGAGTTTCTTGATGGTCGATAGTCAGGTCTCTGATGTAATCACAGAAGTGATTATCAAGATCTTCGTAAGTGTCGGCTTCTTCTGTTGTCATTAAGTCTTGCAAGGCGGCTCTTATTTGCAAAGCGCGATCAAGACGTTGTTGAGTGTTCATGATTAAAAAACGTGCGTGAGTGAATTTCCCACACACATATTATGGCATGCCAGAAACCAAGGGGCAACAATTCAGTCCCAGGTGTTGTGGTACTGAGGCTTGCCGTCCCAGATACGGAAATACTTGATGCTGTCAGAAATGCCTTCAACGCCATCCCAGTGCTGAATGCGCTTGCGGAAGATGTTGCAGTCTGGCGCTTGCACAGACGTGTCAGGAATTGCCTTGCCTTCGCCCTGACCATCGTCGCCAGTAACGCTGCGACCGATAGGACGAAGCCAAACACTGGCCTTAGTCATGCGAGCAACGACGTAGAACTCAACGATCGTCATGTCGTAGCCAAAGCTAGAACAGATGATTTGATCAAGTTCGAACTTGTTGGCCTGAAGACTCAACTGATCTGCTGTAACAGTCATAAAAGGAAAAACGGTGCAGTTGCCTGCTGAATGAATCATGGCATGCCAGAAAGCAAACCGCAAGCTAATCAAACAATGGATGTAGATGCAATTTGATTTCGTCGCCGACCCAAGTCATGGCACTAGATGGAATTTCTACTTCTGGAACTTGTGCTGTGTACCAACGATGATTACAGCTAATGCAATGACGCCGACGAACAATTTCGTAAGGGCCTTCAACAGTCCTTTTTGTAGTCACAACATGAACGCGGAAAGATCCGCATTTAGGGCATTTCATCATGCTTTTTTACTAACGGAAGACAAAGCACGAATCACCGTGCAGACAATTGGCTCAAGTTGATGCCGTGGGATGAAATGGTATTGACGGGTGATTGCATCAATAGCTTTATCGATAGCGTCTCTGCCTCGTGAGAGATGTACTGGTTTGTACGGTGGGATGGGCGCTTTGCGATCTTCAGTAGTCAAGATTCTTGCCCTAAGCAGTTCTTGGCGCGTAATGCCACGCTGAATAGCTTCAAGGTTCAAGCTTTCTCGTTCTTCCTCAGTGAGTCGTATATCAACTCGTACTGGAAACTGTCGGTTGCAATCAGGCATTAGAAATCGTAAGAATCAGTTGAGTTTGTTTTTTCGGCTGAGAACGGAGACCCAGCACAAGGCCGTATGTCCTGCTCCCAGCGCAAGTTTGAAATTCTCAGCATTGGGTTTCCAAGCTGAGCAACTTTCACCGCATGAAGGTTGGAGGCATCAACAACAACCCAGCCATTCGACCAGTTGCCTTTAATGCACCTTTCAACAGGCGTCCCAGGAACAGGGGTGTTTAACCTCCCCCCGCCAGGAACGTGTTCTAAAGGGGTTAAAGGGGTTAAACCCATGTTTTCATGTACGCGCGAAGGGGATAAAGGCGTTTGGGGCATTAAACCCCCAGTTTCAGTGGGGGCTGTTGCAGGCATGTACATGATCGAAGGTCTGCCACCTTCCAGCGATGGTGCGCTTTGCCCAGATTCAACAATCAAGCCTTTTTTCTGCAACGAACGCAGGCATCGGTTCACTTTGTTTCGGTCAACAGAAAGCACAGCAGACAGTTCAGACGAAGTGACCGGGAACTGCCCAGCCATCCAACGCTCCAAGATGTGGTCGTACGCGTCAGCCTGTCGCCCCTGCAAGCCGTCAGAGACCTCCTGCATGCTTTCAGCGTGCAAGACGCTTTCCCCATCACCATGGTGAACCCAGCCATCATCCTTTAGTTCAATCAACAAAGTCGTTCCTTTTGCCCGACCTTGTGTTTTGAGTACAACCCGTTGGTCGGTTTGTGTTTGACCTTCGAGAGGTTGCTTGAACCAATTCATAAGGATCGTCAAACTTGCTGCTGCAGGCAGTGCATTGCTACCTCTACTTGCATTGGTCGCATTGCCTCCAGAAACTGATTTGTTGGTGTGATGGATCATTGCCAGAGTCGTCTTATGCGGGGCTAAAGCTTGCGCAAGTTTCCTCGCAGGGCCGTCAAAACTTGAAGCCGCTTCTTCTAATCCGAGAGGCGAGCAACAAGCGTGATAACTGTCAAGCAAAAACAATGAATTAGGGTTTGCGGCAGCAATGACTTCAAGGTGTTCAATACCTTCGTCAGTTAAGTGAAGTGGTGACGCTGTGTGCCACAACATTTCAACGGGGCCTCCAAGGTTGCCATCAGAAGTAACCAGCCCTTCACGTTTGAACAAATTGTGCCAATCGTTTTCAGGTTGGTCAGTGCCAATGATGAAAACTTTCGGACATGCCCCGTGCAAGGTCTGCCCTAAATACTTTTTTTCGCCATGCCACCAAGCACTGATCATTCCAACC